GTCGTCTGCCGATTTCCAGAAAGTCCTCGTCCGTGATGAACGCCTTAATTGTAAGGACAGCATCAAGTATGCCGTCAATCGCTCCGGTCAAAACATTACCATCGCAGAGTTTAACGCAATCTCTGCTACTAACTCTTCCCACACCTACAATATCCAAGTCCCAAGCGAGACCACAATTATTGATAGACGTGTTATATGGGAAAGCACTTGCGTCTTCAAAGTCAGCATCACGCCAGCCGCCCAAGCCGGCGTCCCCAACGGCACACCAGCAACTTCTTTAGGATACTCTGCCGCTCTGGGTGCCTTCCCCCTTCACGGAGCGTGCCTTACTCAACAATTTACAATCAACAATAATTCCGTATCAGTCAATATGAGCGATGTGTTGCCGGCTATTCTTCGTTTCCACGACAAGCGTGAATTGAACCGCTATAATGGTATGACCGGAGCGATTGACGGCATACTTGATGCTGTCCTTACAATTAAGGCGTTCATCACGGACGAGGACTTTCTGGAAATCGGCAGACGACATTTTATTTTTATAATATATCATAAGAAAATTATTTTAATATTATATTTGCGAATAAATATATTATTAAAATTAGAATGAATTAAAAACCCTAAATTACAAAACCCCTTGAAAATCTTTCCGCCTAAACATAAGTTTAAGTGAAGAATTACATCCAGAAGCCAGTTTGAATGGGTGAAGACCGCCAAACTGGTCTTTCCAGAATACGCTGATTTCAATCGCTGAAAGGGGTGCGTTTCCGTTGAGGTCAAATAATCTGTATTCGCTGGTGGGTGAATAAAAGAGAGATGGCTTATTTTCCCAACCCCTATCTAAAGGAACTTCTAAATCTGTTAGAACATTTGCTATATTTGAATTGTTGCCGGAATTGCTTAATTGGCTTTCTTTTCCAAATAGAACTGGAACAGATACAAGTGAGGGTGCGATAGGCATTAAAGATGTTGTGAATACGACGGCTTGGACTGGGTTCCATAGTGGCGTAGTGGGGAAGAGTTGTTCTACATATAATACATTCTTTGCTCCATAAATTGGTAGGGTTGCGTTAAAAGTGGGTGGTGCGATTGTAAGCATATCCTTAAAGAATATACGCCAATTCTTTCCTTGAACTACACTATTGATTGCCCCATAACCTTCTTGGAAGGCATCAAAACTGCTAAATAAAGTCCATAGTGGGGCGTTGAAATATAGTTCGCAAGGGTTGGTGCCTAAATGTCCGTCAAGGGATGGTGTCGGTGTTAGTGGGGATGGTGTTTGAAATATCTGTTGAGGGACTACAAAAGTTGCCTTACAACTATCGGCGTCAAAGTATAAGAAAGGGGGACAAGCAAGGAAGCCACCGGCTAAACCAGCCATACCAGCGTTGCCGATGAATGAAGCCCACGCTGCCTTAAGTGCCGTATTCACCATATCAATAAATGGCTGATACGTATATACATAATAGTAGTCGCTTTCTATGTCTTGGAATTCAACTGGAGGGTTAGGCAGACCAGTATAGGAAGGGTTGGATTGTGGGACATAGACTAACCTTGACTGGATGGTCTTGTTTAAACAAGGTGGATTTGCTACTGCGTCATCTACCAAGAGGGGATGAGATAGCGAGATAGTGTAGATGAGGTTGTTAATGTTAGATGACCCAACTAATGCTTGTGGAACAATTAGAGGTAGTGTTGGTGTTTCTAAACTAAACCGAACCACAGAGCAGAAATAATCGCTTGGATTAGATAGGTAGGGATTGTTCCTTATCTCTGTGAATTGTAATGCCGGTGGCTTACGACTTCCGTTGGTGTCGTTGTTAATTATGTTGAGGTCATAGTAGATATGGTAGGGCTCGTATGAGATACGAGATGAAAAGTCAATACCGCTCATATTGTTTATATATAATAGTAGGAAAATTATTTTTAACTAATTAATCGTTAAATATCTAAAACTCGCTGAATAGATTTTTATTTATTCGCCATACTTCCCCATTCCGTCGGTAATAATCCGGTAATAATCGCCATTAGGGGTGTAATAATCTAACTATATTATTTACAATAGAGTTTAATGGGAATAATCCAGTAATAATAAATTTATTATTACTATATTATTACTGGACTATGGTAGTGTAATAATCTAATATGGGGTCTATTGGATTATTAATGGGATATAATGTATTATTACTGGATTATTACGGCTGGATGGTGCCGTTGATGAAGGGTTGAGGGTCTTCCATACACGGAGAAAGGCTTTGTCCCTTCTTCTTGAGTATGGTGTCGCTTATCAAGTGAAGTTGTGTGTGGGCGGATTTCACATCCCCCTTCAACTTATCATTCTCATCCTCTAATTCCCTAATGCGTTTGAGAAGTTTCTCTCTATCTTCCATACGCTCTTGCTTATCCTCTTCCAACAACCGGATACGCTTCTCTTGTGCTTCCGCAATCAAGTCAGCACTCTTCGCCAATTTCTCAAATCTCTCATCGGCATCCTCTACAATCTCTTCGTCAATCCCATCACAATCTGGGGACTGGGTATGAAACCCCATAATCTCGTTCATATCAGCGGTGCTACAACCGGTTCTCGCTTTAATGTTGGCTAACTCGGTGGATAGTTCTATTATCTTGTTGATGGCGTATTCCATAGCGGTCGGCATCGTGTGTGTGTCTGTTATATAATATAGTAAAGAAAATATCTTTATATTCATATTGAATAATCTTATTTGATTATTCAATAACATAGTCAGCAAATTAACGGCAACCAACGGAAATCTTATTAGGAAGGGTAAGCGTAATATTGGGGTTAGGGCATAGAACCTTTGCTACACCTACAACCTTATTCAAAGAGGGAAGTCGCAACTTCTTTGGGTCGGCATACGCCGAGAAATCAATCTGTTCGCCAATCATTCAAATTTATATAATAGACGTATATTTTATTTATGTGGGTATTTCCCTAAATCACAAAATCACGGATTTTTTGGCGTGGTGGGAAACCTTCCATAGCCGGAGGAACATCTACCGAACTACCATAGGATAACATAATCACAAAAAAACGATGTGTTAGAGGAGTGAAAGTAGCATTTCCGTTATTACCTACCCAACTACCAGCGTTTCGGTAGAATGGTAGATGTTTTGGCGACCATAGGGGACTTTCCAAACCGACGAAAATTTCTGTGATTTGGTGATTGTGGCTGGTGCTAATCGTTCTTAATGTAGGTCTGGTTCATCTCTGCTACGCTATGACCCATTTGTTCCGCAATTTCCTTCTGTTCTTCCAACTGCTTTCCAAACTTGTTGGTGGTGAAGATATGCCTCAACATAGATGAGCCAATCTTCTTTCCAAATATGCGGTTAAGGATGCGTGTAATACTATTAATAACAAACGGCTTATCGTTCCAGAATGTAAGAAAAGGTTCCACGAATAGTGGGGCGGTTGCCTTTGAAGCCTTGCCCTTCTTTACTGCCGCCGGCTGAAGATGCCTTAATATTCCTTTCTTATCAAAATAGACTTGAAGGATTTGGTATAACTCTGGCGGAATATCAATCACGACTTCTCCGTATTTCTTACTTGTTTTGTAGCGGCGAAATATAAATCTTCTATTGCCCCAATCAAGTATATTAGACCCAGACAAAGCATCAGCGACTTCTGGTGTATATTGTGATACTACCTTCATATTATTATAATCGCTATTTCTACGAGGTGGAATGAGGACATATAACGATAGAACAACGAGGTCAAGCAATTTATTATATTCACCCTCTGTGATAGGGCTGCTTATACCGGATAGGGCAGATGTTTTGAGTTGTTCCCACGTGGCTTGGACTTGTTTCCAATCTTCCCAATTGGAAGACTGCGTCTCTGTTTTCTCGCCATTATGTGCTATACTATTGATATTCTTGGTGAGGTCAATCATAGTTTGATAGTATCGCTTCAGTAGTTTATCAACACCTTTCTCACCCTTAAATGAGGTTAGACAACTAACGATGCTGATGAGGAAGCCACGCTGTGTGTTCGGTTTATACGCCTTAAGTTTCTCAATAATGGTAGGATATTTTTTGAGGAAGTTGAGATTATTCAAAGATTTATTATCGTTCAACTTCTCCATATTGCGGACATAGAGGGCAACACTACTATCCGCTATACCCCTCTCTTTTAATTTCGCAACAAGCAATTCAGTAAAATCCATTTTGTATATATTACATTAAGAAAAAATATATTTATATCTTTACACAATTAATCATATTATTCCTTATTCACGGCGAAGAAGCGTTTCAATATGGTTCATCGTCGTAATGTGCTTCTTGGTGGCTCGGTGCTTTATCATATTCATCTTCTGGACGGAAGCCCCACACTCACACACAACGTGGGTTTTGAGGCGTTCCATAATCCGCTCCTTGTTCTCCAGATAATACTTGTGATTGTATTCACGCTCCTTCTTGTTGATTTCGCTCCATAAGTTATCGGCGTTTGTTGTAAGCAGACACATTATTTATTGTGTTTGTAAATGTTCGTGATGTTCCTTGAATGTTATATCCTATATAGACGTATATTTTACAATCAATTTTTTATATTATTAAATGTGAAAAACAATTCACGACACCATACCCATCGGTATTCTAATTGGATTGAACCTCGCTGAACCCATCGCAACTCGTGGCTCTATCTCGTCAGCACCTTTACCCATAATTAAACTAACTCTTCCGCCTAAATCTGTTAATCCTTTACTTATTTTTCTGCTAAACTCCGGTATTTCTTTGGCGAGTTTATCCACCGGCTGATACAAGAATGCCTTCGCCGCCTCCGTATATCTACCGATTGTCTGTAATAAATCACGGATGAAGGACTGACAATTTCGGTCGCCAAATGCGTCATAGAGGAAGAATTGTGCGTTGCCTACCCTCTGCCTCGTCTTATCCATCAATTCATTCACGCTGACCCTCGCACCATCAAGGGGAACATTTAGACGCTCTTCCTCACCACTTACGCCCCACGATGTGCTAACATCTATGCGGTCATTCTTCTCAATCTTCAC